TCGTATTTTACGATATATACATACTTATAGTCTAGATGAACAATGATGATGGCGGAACGGGATAACCGCTAGGAGAATCACAATTTTGGTCACTAGGCTTGGAGAACTGTCTTTACGGTCACAAGGCGTACGTATTACGTATCCTCTCGTGAACATCGAACATTATAATTATTTCTACTGGAGAATAAACTCCTATATCAAATTATTATGTCCAAATATTAGGTGGAGATATTGTAGTATCCACCAAGATTTTTAGCGTTATAAAGATGCTATTTTGTTCTTTAACAAAAATGTACTATATGCCATGTTAAGGCGAATAGAGAGTTGTTAAGAGCAACTCTATAATAGAAAATTCTTATCTGATAGAAAACAGATCTATAAAATTGATGTTTATGGTAAATTAGCAATAATTAAATAACCAAAAGTTTTAAAACTTCAAAATTAGACACCTTTTATTAATACTTAGGTGAATTATGCTAAACATATTGTCCTTGTTTAGAAATACATAATTAGAGAAATGTATACCAATTATGGTTAAATAATTTCCAATTACGATTTTGGCTTAAAATAAATAAATATTTATAGTATACATGTATTTTAGTTTCGCGATGAGATTAGTTTGGTCACCCCAAACAATCAATGATTCGTATACAATCGCACTCATTACTTGATGAAAAATGAACAAGCGAACTAGAAAATTATATACCTCTGAGATAATATATATATTTTATTTAATAATAAACCACTTGAATTACTCCCATAAAATGGCAAGTTTCAAGTAAACAAATTTATCTCTTACGCCATTAAGAGACGATAGATAGATTGGAAAATGGTTGTATCAAATCTTATGACTTTACTGAATTATATCAAGAAGAAACTTAATTTTAAAAATAAAAATAAAAATAAACAAACTGAAATGTCTACACAAATGTGTTATATCACGCAAAAGGAATCTAAATTGGGATCACCCTTTCTAGATTTAAGTGATTATGATGCAGTTTTTACATTCCATGAGCAATATGGTATTGTTAATTACAATTCTATATTAAATAATTTGGAAAAGCAACTTGATGATCAAGGTGTACCTTTTCCAGAACTGGAACTACAAACTGCATCACTTTCATCTATATGTGATGGAAACAACTTCTCCATTTTGCAAGGTGATAACATGTATGTTACAAAATTAATTGAGGACATACTCATTTTATTGCGAAATCTGAATAGATCAGAAACTAAAGCAGATTACATAGTGTCTATAGTAACATTTGCGAAATTGAGATCCACTAAACCTTTGTTACATATTTTATTGGAACAATGGGATAGATTGATGTCCCTAGATTTACAAACTGCTGATGGTAATAATTTTTCCAAACTCAGAAATATTCTGGATAATTACGAGAGTACCAAAAATTTACCTGTTTTCAAAAAATTATATAAGTTTTTAATGTATTGTATTGGTGTATCTTTATTCGAAAAATTAGGAGTGAAGTTTGATTTGCACCGATTTATGAAAGTGGAAAAGGCTGCTATTAAAAAAGAATATTATATGGGTCCTGACTTTATTCACTGTTTGTTAGATACGATTTTATTCTTTTGTGAAACGGGACAACAATGTATGGTAACTGGAACCTTAGATCCTATATTCCATCACGAAACAACTTATGATAAGTGGTTAAAAGAAGCTGAATTACTGCAGGTTCAAAGTTCCTATATATCCAACCCTGAACCTCATGGATTCACTGTATTCGATTTTTTGAGTCGGTTAGATGATGCAATTGAGAAAGGGAGTGCCATCACTAAATTTCATAGTAAAAGCGATTATGAAAATCGTATTTGCAAATATTTGCTAAATACTTTAAAAGGGATTCGAGCTGATTGTTTAACTAAGCGTTTAGCACAACAAGATAGAAAAGCTCCATTTGCTGTTTTAGTGGCTGGGGGATCCAGTGTAGGTAAAAGTACATTTACTAAGATGTTGTATTATCATTTTGGAAAATTATTTAATTTGCCTATTGACCCAGAATATCGATATGTGCGGAACCCTTTTGATCAATATTGGACAAACTTCAATTCTAGCCAATGGTGTGTACAATTAGATGATATTGCATTTATGCACCCTAATAAAGCTCAAGGTTGTGACCCTTCTTTGATGGAGATGTTACAAGTCGTTAATAATGTACCATATGTACCAACACAAGCTGATCTTTCTGATAAAGGAAAAACACCCATTCGTTCCAGATTTGTTGTTGCAACAACTAATACAGAAAGTTTAAATGCAAAAGAATATTTTGCTTGTCCATTAGCAGTACAAAGAAGATTACCCTATGTAATTAATATAGTTCCTCGCAAAGAGTACTTGCGCGATGATTGTATGTTAGATACTGCTTCTTTACCAAAAAGTTGTAGTGGAGAATATCCGAATTTTTGGCGCATAACTATTAAAAAAGTAGTACCTACTACAAAGATGAATACACATATGGGACAAGTTGGAGAATTAAAAGATGTAGCTATCTTTGAAGATACAATTTCGTTCTTGGAGTGGTTTAATAAGATAGCAAAAGAATCTGAGGGTGTTCAAAGTAAAACAATGGATTGTGATACTCATATGAGTGAGGTCGAATTTTGCGATTGTATGTTACCATTAAAACAGTGTAAAATACACGGAATACAAATGCAATCTGAAGATATAGTAACATACAATACTCCTTGGGTTCAAGAAATGCATAGGAGGTTGGAGACTAACTCGGATGAGCGATCAGATCCAGTCGAAGGTTATTTCATGAAAAACATCATGTTGTCTATCTCCTCAATGAATATTTTTACTAAAATTGTGGTATTTTGGTATTGGTGCATATTGCATTTCACCCAACATTTTACTTATGGTCCTGCAATTGTAAGTTTTTTCTTGGGAAGATGGTACTTTTTCATTATTTTATGTAGACTGTTGCATATTCCTGAAATGAGGAAATTAGCTTTTTACTTGTTGGGACACAAAGCTTATCGTTCTATTTGCCGTGATAAAAAGGCTGTAATCTTTTGTGCTACTTTAGTCACAGCAATATCAATATATAAAGCTTTTAGTTTGGTTTCTAGTTTGCATAAGACGTGGACAAAAGAAGAAACTAAATGTACTATACAAGGACTGAGTGAAGAACGTGGAGTAACTCCGAAATCGGGTAATGATAAACATGAAAATGTTTGGTACAAAGATGTGTATGAATGTACTTCATTCGATGTTACACCTTCAACTTTATCAAAAGCGCAATGGGATCTAGAGCAAATGGAAGAATTAATTAAAAATAATTGTGTGCATTTAAATATTAGATATCGAACATCAGAAACTGAATTAAAAGAAAAGAAAACGAAGGCTATTTGTATAGGAGGATGTGTTTACATGTTGAATAATCATGCTGTTTCTGTTGATTCTTTCGAAATTGAAGTTATAATGCAAAATAAGAAAGATGGAATAACCACAAATATTACAGTTCTGGTGACACCAATTCAATATATTCGATATCCACAAAAAGATTTAATGTTTATTACTCTTCCAATTCCTCCCAAAAAAGATATTCGCGATTTATTTGCTAAAGAGTCGTTTGCCGGAAGATTTGATGGCAAATATTTTGGTAGAAGCGAGGATGGTGATATTTTTCGTAATAATATTTGTGCACCACGCAAAATTCCTGATTTTCAATTTTACGATGAAGCCAATGATGTGCACATAAAAACAGATATGTGGCACTTTAAAGTCGATGAATTAACTAAAAAAGGCGATTGTGGTGCAACTTTAATGGTTCAAAGTAACTTTGGTCCCTTATTATTGGGTATCCATATTTTGGGTGCAACCGATAAAACAGCATATGCTGTTTCTGTATCTAGTGATTTTTTGAATACAGTTAATATGCGCATCATAAATAATAAGGCACCCACTTTACAAGTTGGAAATTATAGTAAAGTACTATCCGATTTAAGTAAAAAATCACCTTTGAGGTGGATTGAGCAAGGAACAATGCAAGTATTTGGTTCATTTGTAGGATTTAGATCAAAGAAAACTTCTAAAGTGTGTAAAACTTATATTTCCGATATTGCTGTTGATCATGGGTACAAACGTGAGACAGATAAACCAATGATGAATTCTTGGGTACCATGGAGAAAAGCTTTATTAGATATGACTCGCCCAGTAACCCATATGGATTTAACACTTTTAGATCATTGCAGACAATGTTTTCAAAATGATATTATATTGGGTTTGAAAGATAGCGATTATGCGGAATTAGTTGTTTATGATGATCTCACAGCAATTAATGGTGCACCTGGATTAGCTTATGTCGATAAGATAAATAGATCTACTAGTGCAGGTTTTCCTTTTGGAAAAAGTAAGAAATTTTTTATGGAAAATATTGAACCAATAGGTGGACTACAAAATCCAGTTGAAGTTACTCCAGAAATTAAGAAAGAAGTGGACGAAATCATCAAAACTTATGAAGGAGGATCTATTTATAATCCTATTTTTACAGGTAGTTTAAAAGATGAGCCTACAAATATTAATAAATGTAAAGAAGGGAAAACTCGTGTATTTTGTGGTGCTCCTTTACCATGGTGCATTGTAGTCAGGAAGTATCTTCTGGCAATAATAAGATTGATTCAGCTTAATAGATTTTTGTTTGAATCAGGACCAGGAACAATAGCTCAATCTATTGAATGGGATCAAATTTACAAACACATAACAGCCTTTGGATTATGGCGTATAGTTGCAGGTGATTATGGAAAATTTGATAAACGGATGCCCGCTAGTGTAATATTAGCAGCATTTGAAATATTGATAGCGCTATTAAGAAAAGCTGGATGGTCAGAGAGAGATATAAGTGTTGTTATAGGTATATCTTATGATACTGCTTTTCCGTGTATTGATTTGAATGGAGATTTCATTAAAGCTTTTGGGTCTAATCCTTCTGGGCATCCATTAACAGTAATCATCAATGGAATAGCAAATAGTTTGTACGTTCGATACTGTTATGCTAAAGCTAATCCCGCAAAAACATGTGTTGATTTTAAGAAACACATTAATTTAATGACTTATGGTGATGACATGATTATGGGAGTAAGTCCTCAATGTACTTGGTTAAATCACACTGTTATGCGAGACATTCTTGCAGATGTGGATATTGAATTCACTATGGCTGATAAATTAGCTCCAAGTGTTCCTTTTATTCATATTGACAATGCAACTTTTCTTCGTAGAGCATTTCGTTATGAGCCAGAATTAAATGCAATGGTCTGTCCTATTGAACACGCATCAATTGATAAAATGTTAACTATGTGTGTTAAATCTCAAACGATTAGCATGCAATTGCACTCTGTGGAAGTGATGAATACAGTAACTAGAGAATATTTTTGGTATGGTAAAGAAATTTTTGAGGAAAAACGTGAATTGATGAATATGTTTATCAAATTGTGTAATCTTCAAAAATATCAAGATCGACCTTTTCCCACGTGGGAGCAATTAAAGTTTGAATTTAATGAAAATTCAAAACTTCGAAACTAAATAATTTGAGTTAGTTGCCACTCATACAAAAGCACCTGAGATTAACAGTAAAAATCCTTAAGATGTAGATTAACTCTCTCTTCTTTCGTATTATTTGTTTGCGTTAAAAATTGTCTTGCAGAGCGAGGTCTCTGCCAAAGTTGTGTGTCCAAACTAGATTGGACACAGTGCGTGGATCACTTAGATACACCTTCAGCTTCAAAGAATGAAGCATTGCATATTACATGTGAATTGCAATCTGATGAGGTTACTGTAGTATTAGATGGGAGTGAAAGCTCCACTACAACTAGCGCAACTGTCGTTGAATTTATGGATGAATTTCCAGGATCAGAATGGGGTATACCTCATTTGACACGATCTAATCTAGATGATAGACAAGCTGAAATTGAATTAGCGAAGTACTTAAGTAGACCTGTCTTAATTAAGAGTCATGTTTGGGCACAAACAGATTCTTATGTTACCACAACTACTTGGTACCCGTGGCATCTATTTTTTAATAGTACTCCAATCAAAAACAAATTAAATAATTATTCATTTATAAACTGTTCTTTAAAATTAAAATTTGTTATTAATGCATCACCTTTTTATTCAGGCGCTATGGCCTTTACATATTGTCCATTACAGAATCTTAATGGCACTACTATTATTGCAGATGCAGCTGGTACTGAATTAATGGGTTATTCTCAAAGACCCAAAGTGTGGATTTTTCCACAAACATGCCAGGGGGGGGCATTAGAATTACCTTTCTTTTATCATAAAAATTGGTTAGATATCACAGTAGCTACTGATACGCAGGATATGGGTACAATTACACCCTGCTTATTTGCTCCGTTGGTGTCTGCAAATGGTATTACAGGAACTTCTGTAGTTGTCAATGTTTATGCGTGGGCTGAAAATGTTAAATTACATGCTCCCACAATTAAATTGGCCATGCAATCAGATGAATTTGATTATAAACCATCTCAAATTTCCTCAGCTGTATCTAAAGCAGCAGGTAATCTTTCCCGCGTTCCTCTAATTGGTCCGTACATGAAAGCAACAAGTGCTGTAACTAAAGGATTTTCAAATTTTGCATCGTCTTTAGGTTTTACTAACGTACCAAATATTGATAAAGTGGATTCTTTCAAACAAACACCATTTCCTCAAAATAGTACTTGCGACATTTCTGTTCCATTAGAGCGAGCTTCGGTAGATCCTAAAAATGAAGTTACCTTGGACCCTCGCACTGTGGGTTTAGATGGAAAAGATGAATTGGCTATTAACTATATAGCATCGAAAGAGTGCTATTTAGGGAGCGCCATTTTAGCTTCTTCTGATGCAGTCGATGCACTAACACTTGTATCACGTGTTACCCCTGCACTTTTTTATAGGTATTCTTCTGTTACTCCTAATCAATATACTCCTATGGGTTATTTGTGTGAAATGTTTAATGCTTGGAGGGGGGATATCATATTTCGCTTTAAATTTATTTGCACACGATTTCATAAGGGTAGGGTTCGGATAACGTTCGATCCCAAAGGGGATATTTCTACATCGGTACCGGATTATACCACAGTTTTTAATGAAATTGTAGATATTGGTGCAGAACAAGATATTGAGGTTAGAGTACCATACATGCAAGCTAAGACTTATCTTGATGTTAATTTAGTGACAGGAAACTACAATTTTTCAGGGACTAGTTTATCACCTGATGTTTATAGTAATGGTTTAATAACTATGCGTGTTGTTAACCCTCTATCTGGACCAATCGCAACAACAGCTATACCAGTTCTCGTTTTTGTACGAGGAGCTGAAAACCTAGAATATGCATGGCCAACGGTTACAACGTCTCAAGCTACAACTCTATCACCTTATACTTTGCAATCTGATGAAATCTCATATTCATTAGATCCAAAACAGGTGATAGCAGGTAATTCTGTTCAAAGTGGAGATCCCAATAGGAACTTGATTCATTTTGGAGAATCTATCGTGAGTTTGCGACCATTAATTCATCGTATGACTTATCAATACACAGTTCAACCTTCTGATGTATCAACATCAAATACTTTGACTATGTGTAATTTATGGAGTTCACGTAGAATTAAATACCCTGGATTCACTACCAATGGATTGTGGGCTGCGAATAAAACATTGTCTGCTGGAGTTGCATATTATTTTTTTAATAAAGTAAGTATTTTGCAATTAACATCATTGATGTATATTGGTCAACGGGGATCAATGAATTGGTCCTACAATATTGAAGGTTTACCAACTAATGTGCCATCGAATGTGTCTCTTAAACGATTTGATGCTGGTATTGTACGAGCATCATATAATGATGTAGTCACCTCTACATCGACTAGTGGTTCTGAGATGACACGATTATACTGTGTAAATAACTCAGATTATAATAGTGGAACTGTTCTTACTGATCAAAGAAATCAACCAGGAATTGCTATGAATTTTCCCTATTATTCTTTGTTTAATTTTCAATTTACAAACCCAGCAAATGCTATTGTTGGATCAATAAATGATGGAACAGATTCTGATAATATCCATCTGCAAATAATGAACCTTAAGCCTTCAGCTGCTAATACGTTGAGGGTTAATGTGTGGGGATCGTGTGGTCATGATTATAATTTTTTCTTTTTCATCAACACACCATCTTTATATCAATTTGCAATTCCAACTGTCCTTTAGGGAGGACACAAAATTCCTTAAATATAGAAAAAGGGTTTCCTATCATGCGTGGTAGGACAACGATCGGTGCGGCCGACCCCTTCTCTGAAAAGAGTTTTAAAGCTACCGCGTTCTTACAAGTTTGACACTTAAAGATGATTTTGATCATCTCTAGTTTTTATATCATGCTCGTGAGAGCGTGAGAAATTTTTTATAGTATTAGTCGCAAACTTTTAAGTAACGTGGTTTCAGTAGTCGGAAT